CCCCCACAGTCTATTTGCCCCCGAAAGAGGACAGACAGACCCACCCCCATTTTACCCGTTTCCGGGCGCCATTGGAGGATGGCGTTACGTCGTTCCCAACCTGCCAGGCATATAGGCCGGCGTAGTTGGGGAGCTCGTCTGTACGCCCAGATGTAACAATCTGAGGTACACGAATCTCCATGCGTTGCAAATCTTTATTGAACCTTCTCCGAAGAGAGTGTTCAGGGAGATAAGCGTCGCATATTGATTCGATGGAAGCAGCTGTTTCGAGATAGCTTAATTCTCGAAAATGGCGGGCATAGTCCCGCATCTGCAACCATGAACGAACTTCTCTGACATCGCTTGCTCGCATCTTAACGATACGAGCCGACTTTCCATTAAAGGTCCACTCCCCGCAACTTTCCTTTACTAAAGAAAGGTGACAGGTTTTGTCCCGATTAATGGTAAGTCCGCAGGCCTCTAGTGCTTCACAAACAACATCACAAGCCCAACTTGGTACAATGATATCATCGCCAAACACGCGAAGTGTTTGAACGAAGGTACCACGTACGGAGTAAGGGAAGGATGCTGTGACTCTGACCATGGCTGCCCGGGCTATTGCCCAGAAAATCATGGTTTCGAGAGGGAAGCAGGTCGCATTACCCATGCTAGCTAAGCATGTTGTTCGAACTGTTTCGTCCAGAATTTGGACAGAACGAGTCCGGTAACGCGTCACTAGAGCGAAGATCCATCGAGGTAATACCAAACGTGCCAATGACAAATGTATTGTGTCAGAGGCATCCTTGAGATCTATGGTTGAGATATTACTCTCAAAACACAGTTCCTCGGATTGCTTGGTATCGTTAAACCTGATAGATCTACGTGTGAGAACGTGTGTCTGAAGAATCCTATAGAAGAGCGCCATAAGCCCTTGCTGGGCGAACTGGTTCTCCTTAGGCTCTATGCAGATTACCCGAGGGCCACGAAAGTCCTTAGGCACTGCACAGACACGACCGGAAGGCTGACATGGCAGGACGTCCCGTAAAGGAACGGAATACAAATCGTTCCAAGCGAATAAAACGCTCGGAAGTCCAGGCCACATGTCGCGATCCCATTTCTCACAGCCGCACTCTGACGAAGCGACAGCACCAGGACCGTGGCGACCCCAAGGTTTCTTTTGGAAACCACGAAGTTCATCCACGGCAGGGGCATCGCTCGCAAACACACGTTCCAGCAGCTCTCGAGCTACCCGAACTGTGTCACGGAATACCTCGTTCGAGAACGGGGGATCCCATGCGCGAGTGGCGCGCTCTTTAAACGACCGAAGTGCGGCGATACGTAAGCCTTCATCGCAAATTACATCATGTTTAGAAAACATGAGTGTGAGTTGACGAATGAAGAATACTGTGTCGTTCACAGATTCGGGACAACCATTATGGTTGTAAAAGGGCGCTCCATCCGGCTGAAAGATCTCCTTCAAGAGACCATTCAGAAATTGCGGCAACCGCGTACCACGGACCAATCTCCATCCCTGAGGACAATTGAAGTTGTCACCAGTGATGAGTGCACGTTCGACAGCCTTACCCAGTAAAGGGAGGGTTGTGAGCATGAACTGATAACCTTCTTTCTCAATACGAGAGAGGAGGTAATCGAGGTCTTTGGTCAGAGGTGCGCAGAGGCGTTTTCGTGCGAAGTCTGAGAAGACAGCACGACAAACGGACTGCATGTTCGATGCAGAAGGCATTACGGTCCCGTATGTTGACATACGTTTCCTCCCTTAGCATCCAATGACATACAAGTCACTTGACTCTTTCAACCACTGAGTGAAGGGAATGCACGAATGCATTCCCTCAATCCGATGAGTTCAGTTTGCTACATTAGAATTCTGTATCATGTCGAAAATTTTCGGCAGGATATCTTGAATAAGAATGTAGATAGACTGAAGGATGATAACGATCACCCTTTTACTCATTACGGAATCACTCCTGCCACGATCTTCTGCAAATTAGCGTCTGTAAGCAGCGAAGCGAGCTCGGCCAAAAGGTCGTTGCCGTTCGTTGCAGTCCAGCCGCCATCGCGAGGAATGGAGATTTCCACTTTGCAAGTGCCTACGGATACGACCTCAGTGGTCGCGTTCCGAACAGCATTACGAAGGGTTATCGTCATTCGATCGTTCCCCTGTGATCCGGGAGTTCCAATCTGGAACCCGAAAGACAGGGATTGCGGAAGAGACATGACTCGAGTGGCGTCCTTATAAAGGGCGCCCTCGGTGGTTTGGCCTGCAAGTGTGTAAACCACATTTGCGTCAGCCAAATTAACAAGAGTCAGGGTACTTGATGCCACAGGAGGCCTCCAATTGGTTCGCTAGCATAACTTCTGTGCAACAAGTGCACATCCGTCCGCTAGATGAATAAGGTTGAGGCCACCAAAGAAGCCCGATGTGCCGGTCCCCTGGGGAAACCCAGAGGTCCGTTCGTACTTTGACAGTACGGTCTGGTTCAGACTCTCAATAGAGGAAGATGACTGTTGCCCATTATAAGGGCCGACGGTTGTGTCAATGAAGTATTGACACTCCCACGACTCCTTAACAGAGTAACCCATCTGCCTCATTCGAGACTGATCCCAGAAGATTGGATCCCTTGCAACAATATCGCTTATGTCGAAGAACCAATCGACACAAAACGAGAAAGGCAGGGCATCCCACATCGCCTCGAGCAGATCATTGGTACCAAGACGTTGCGCGATGAGATCCATCTCACTAAACCGGCGAGCGCTAGCATGACGATAAACGTCAAAGCTAAAGTTCGCAACGCGTTTGTAGAGATTGCAATCCCATCGGAACGTATTGGAACCGTTGGTCTGGGAGGATACGGTAGTGGGGGTATCATAGGCATCTACTTGGCGTGAGCCAGTAGATACCCATGCACCTTCGGTCTGCTGGAGATACTGCATATGTTGCTGAACCTCCCGTTTAACCCGAGCAACTGCTCGGATATCGCGGTATAGGTTCTGCCAACCATAGCGAGTCTCCAACCAGACATTGGCTCCAGCTTTTGATAGCTGGCGTGCTGATAACTTCTTAGCAGCACGGCGCCAATTGCCACGAAGGAGGCCATAAGGATTAGCAAACATCCTTATGGTCTGCGACATTTGGGCGATGTTAACGAGCATATTCGTGCTCGCAGTCATCTCACCCGAAAGCGCATTACCACCACTAGAGACAAGTGAAGGCCAATCAATGGAAGGTAGCTTGGACCGCAAATCCAATAAAGCAGGTTCAGCTGAGGTAGGATAACATAAACCTGTTATCTTTCCCAGCGATCTGCCAATTGTATAATACGATCCTTGCTGGATCCACGGCACCGCAAAACACGATGCTAGATCCCCATTGATGTACGAATCACGACGACGAGTATGGGCACAGCCTTGATAAGCTGACCTATTCCCGGTGTGATCCGTGAGGTCCTCACGCGTGTCATGTCCCATCGCGATCGTAGACTCAGAAACAATATCACGATACTCGTACGCATGTGTGGAGAAGTTATATTTCGCTTGGCGAATAACTCCACCCACCGTGTTTATTGAGTTCGTTGTCTTGTTTCCTTGACTCCGAACGCGGATCGACATAACAAGCCTCCTCGGTTGCCATCCGAAGTATCAG